TTAACGTATAAATATTACTGTTATGCCAAACTATGATGCTAGTAATACCAATAATTCTAAAAGAACAAATAGAATCTATAAAGATTTAGATTTAGATTTTGGTCGTAATACAGTAACTAATGATGTCAACAAATTAACAGATGTTGAGGCAGTAAAAAGAAGTGTTAGAAATTTGATTAACACAAGACATTATGAAAGACCTTTTCATCCTGAAATTGGTAGTGGTGTTAGAGATTTACTATTTGAACCAATAACACCTTTGACTGCTATTAATTTAAAAAGAAAAGTAGAAGAAGTTTTATTAAATTTTGAACCAAGAATAAATTTAGTTCAAATTTTAGCAAATCCTGATATTGATAGAAACAATTATCATTTAAGAATTATGTTTTATGTAATAGGTATACCTGATCCAGTAACAGTAGAAACATTTTTAGAAAGATTAAGATAAAATGGCAAGTAATAAATTAGTAGTTTCAGATTTTGATTTTGATAATATAAAATTAAACTTAAAAGCATTCTTACAAGATCAAACAGAATTTTCAGATTATAATTTTGAAGGTTCTGGTTTTGCTGTTTTATTAGATACACTTGCTTACAATACACACTATTTAGGATTCAATGCTAATATGTTAGCAAATGAATTATATTTGGATAGTGCTGACATCAGAAAAAATATTGTTTCATTAGCAAAGATGTTAGGTTACACACCATCATCACCTAGAGCTCCAATTGCAAATATTGATATACAAGTTAATAATGCTACTGGTGCTTCTATTACAATGGATAAAGGAACATCATTTACAACTTCAGTAGATGGCATATCATATCAATTTGTTACAAACGAAGATGTAACTATTTCACCGTCAGATGGTGTTTACAATTTTTCAAATGTAAATATATATGAGGGTACTTTAGTAACTTATCGTTATACAGTAGATAGTACAGACGTAGATCAAAAATTTATTATACCAAGTGCCAATGCTGATACATCTACATTAAAAGTTACTGTTCAAAATTCCTCAGTTGATACCTCAACCACAACTTACACACTTGCAAGTGGTTTAAAAAGTTTAACATCAACATCAAAGGCATATTTCTTACAAGAAACTGAATCAGGTAAGTTTGAAGTCTATTTTGGCGACGGTGTTATAGGACAAAACTTATCAGATGGTAACATTGTAATTTTAGAATACGTTGTTACAAATAAGTCTGAGGCAAACGGTGCTTCAACTTTTGCTTTGTCTGGTTCTATAGATAGTTTTACAAATGTTTCAATTACGACTAATTCATCAGCACAAGGTGGTGCAGAAGCTGAATCAAAAGAGTCAATTAGATTCAATGCACCATTACAATACACAGCACAAGATCGTGCTGTAACTACAACAGATTACGAAACAATTGTAAAATCAATTTATCCAAATGCTCTATCAGTAAGTGCTTGGGGTGGTGAAGATGATGAAACTCCAGTTTATGGTGTTGTAAAAATTGCTATTAAAGCGGCGTCAGGTTCAACTTTAACAAACGCAACTAAAAATAATATAGTTACATCTTTACGACCATATAACGTGGCGTCAGTAAGACCAGAAATTGTTGATCCTGAAACTACATCATTATTACTAACAGTTAATGCAAAATATAATAAGAACGCAACAACTAAAACTGCTGAAACTTTAAAATCTGAAATCTTAGACGCAATAATAAATTATAATACAAACACTTTACAAAAATTTGATGGTGTGTTTAGATACTCTAAATTAACAGGATTGATTGATGACGCTGATACTTCTATTCTTTCAAACATAACAACTGTTGATATGAGGAAATCTTTTACACCTACAATAAATTCATCTACAAAATATGATGTTTACTTTAGAAATGCAATTTATAATCCTCATACAGGACACGAGCCAATTCTTTCTTCATCAGGATTTAAAGTTTCAGGTGACTCAAGGGAAATGTTTTTAGATGATGATGGACAAGGTAATGTGAGAAGATATTATCTTGTTTCTGGAATTAAAACATATGCAAATAACTTACAAGGCACTATAGACTATTCTACAGGACAAATTACAATTAATTCTTTAAACGTTTCATCTATTTCAAATATTAGAGGTGCTTCATCATCTGTAATAGAATTGACAGTTACACCAAGTTCTAATGATGTTGTTCCTGTAAGAAATCAAATTGTAGAAATAGATATTGCAAATTCAAATATAACAGTTGATGAAGATACTTTTGTTGGAGGATCATCTGAGGCTGGCGTAGGATATACAACATCATCAAGTTACTAATGTACAATGGCAAAATTTAATGATAAAATTTCAACACTTATCAATAGTCAATTACCAGATTTTGTAGTTGATGATCACCCACAGTTTGCCCAATTTCTAAAAACTTATTTTACATTTATGGAATCTGCCGAGTTGCAGGTTACCAGTATTGAATCTACAGACGGTATTACTTTAGAAAACGAAACAGGTCGTACAGATAATCTATTATTAGACGGAAGTAAAATTAGTTCAGAAAGAACACAACTAGACGCTGACGATAAAATAATTTTAGAAGATTCATCTTTTGGTAAATTTGCAGTAGGTGAAACTATTACAGGTAGTTCTTCAAACGCAACTGCTACTGTTGTTGCTGAAGATTTAGAAAATAATAGAATTTTTATATCAGCACAAGATAAATTTATAAAGGGAGAAATTGTAACAGGCAATTCTTCTAACGCACAAGCAATCATTAATAACTATCGTCCTAATCCTGTAAATAGCATTCAACAACTTACAAACTTTAGAGATACTGATAATGTTATTTCTGATTTTTTAACAAACTTTAGAGATGAGTTTTTAAAAACAATACCTGAAAATTTAGCTCCTAATTTAAATAAAAGAAATTTAATTAAAAATATTAAGTCCATGTACCGATTAAAAGGTACTGAAAGGGGACACGAGTTATTTTTTAGAATTTTATTTAATGATGTATCGGAAACATTTTACCCAAGAGAACAAATGTTACGTGTTTCTGCTGGACAATGGGACACACAAAAAGTTTTAAGAGCTATATCAACCACTGGTAATACAATTAATTTAGTAGGTCGTACTATTACGGGACAAACGTCAGGTGCAACAGCCGTTGTTGAATCAGTAAAAAAACTTATTTTAGGTAATAATGAAGTTTCTGAATTTATAATAAACAATGATACGTATGATGGTGTATTTACAATGGGTGAAGAAATTAGAGGAACAACTTCCGACTTGGATGATTACTTTATTAAAGCAAATATCACAGGTATACCTGGTTCAAAAACAATTAATAATGACGGTAATCTTTATTCATATACAGACCTAATTTCTGTAAATGGTGGAGGGGTTGGAGCTACATTTTCTGTAAATGATATTGGTTCTGGAGGTATTACTGAAATAATTGTTGATGACGGTGGTTCAGGTTATTCTATGGGTGATAATTTAGTTTTTAATAATACAGGAACACAAGGAGTTAATGCATCTGGATTTGTTTCAGTTGTTAATGGAGGTTTTACACAAGAATCATCTACATCCCCAACAGAAGATCACATTATATTAGAAGATGAAACTACAAGTGATGATACATATTCAGGAAATAAAATAGTACAAGAAACAGGAACTGGAACTGGCGATATTACTGATATTTATATTACAAATGCAGGTTCTGGATATATTTCATTACCTATTGTTTCGATAACATCATCTTCTGGTACGGATGCAAAAATATTATCTTACGGATCTGAAATAGGAAGAATTATAGGAATAAAAACAAATGAATTAGGAGAAGGATATGAAAATTCTCCATCACCTCCTACTTTGAATTTTTATCAAAATTTAATTTTAACTACAGTAACAGGAAATTTTAACATAAATGACACAGTTACAGGTAGTTCTTCTGGTGCCACTGGAACAATAGTTAACTATGATAATGACAGAAATTTATTAAAACTTAAAAATGTAATAGGTAATTTTTCTTTAGAAGAAACAATAACATCTTCAGGTGGCGGTAGTTCAGTTTTAAACAAATTAGATGTTGCAAATATTAGCGTAGATGTTGTTTCTGTAGGTGATACAGACGGTAAGTTTTTAAATGAAGATGGTTTTATTTCTGAACAAACAATGAAGATACAAGATAGTTTATACTATCAGGACTTTTCTTATGTATTAAAAGTTGGTCAATCAATTAATAATTGGCGTAATTCTTTTAAAAAGACAATGCACACCGCTGGTTTTTAT